ATTACATCCTGGCATTATTAACAAGTTTAGCGTCATCGTTGAATACAGGGAAAATTCAACCTAGTGGTATTACCACTAAGTTTAAAAACCTGTACTGAGTATAAACTCGGTAGTAATACCAACGGTAGGACATTGTCCTAGCGCACTTCTGGGCTATCAGAAGTCTTAAAAGTCCAATTTTAAAAATTGGGAAAGCTCTATGAGCACCGCCCCGTAAGCGGATTTATTCTATGGTGAAGGCAATTGTTGATAATAGAGAACTGGCGGACTTAAGTAGAATGCCAAAGTAAAATCTTCACCTGCTGCGACGTAACTATACACTTGCACAGGATCCAGTCCAGGAACACATGAGCCTAACAACTCAAATGATTGCTGGTCGTAATCAGGCAATACCCATCTAGTGTTCCTGCGTGCAGGAGCAAATCTCTTATCAGAGTAGAAAGGTATTTCAAATGATTGAACTGGATTCACCTTAGTATTCCAACGAGTGACACCTGATATACCACTAGAGTATTCGTTCGTTCGCAACACATCGTACTTGAGTGTTGCTAGCGATGATAAATCAGGATAAATCACTTCATTGGTAGGGATTGAATCTCCTAGTGCAGCGTATGGATTTATACGAGAAACAGACCATGTAGAATCAATGAGCGATGCATACGTACTATCTGCAGCACTCCAAATATTTGGAGTTGTGTCGACAGTATAACGTATGGATCCTCTCCATGCAGCATATCCTCGCTGCAAATAATTCAACAAAGTCATCTTTGCATACGCATATCCTCCTGTTGGTAAATCTTCAATAATATTGTTCTGAGCGTTCGTGAAGGGCGTGTAACCAGGTGTATATGGAAACATATTACGCCTAAAAACAACTATTGCATAGTTACCTAAGAAGGATTCTGTATAATACGTCATTACCTCATGTAAGTTGTATCTTTTTAGTAACGTTCTAAAAGATACTACAGCTTCACCCATATGAATTCGATTGATCAACGAGTCTACAGGACTCTTTGGTCCCATAGTATTCAAAACTGGGGGAGCTGCTACAGGTACATTGTCTATTTCCAAAGACTGAGGTGTAATAGGTGGAGAAAATGCTAAGGATCCCAGATAGTAATCTGTGGGACATGCGACCTCAAAATCATCACAGGCTGAGACAAAAACATTAATCTCAATGTCATTGTCTACAACATCGTTCGGTACTGTTAATTCGTTCAC